GAAGGAGAAGGGGACGAGATTCCGGTCGGAGTTTCTGGTCTCGACGTCCAATGCTGTCTTTCCTGTGCTTCAAAACCACAAGAATAAGCTATTGGACCCTCGAGCCCTGAAACGCCGCTGGGATCTTCGTCTCCGCCTGGTCCGATTGAAGCGCAGTGATTCATTCATTGTTTCTCAGTTCGGCAATGGTGAGCCGGGAGATGTAACACCTCTCTTTGCTCACGATTGGAGAATTGACTACAATGATCCTTCACTTCAGACGGTTGATCGGGGACTGACTAGTGGAAACCATGTGGCTTCCAGTATCATGACCCGTATCGACCTCCTGAGGTTAATCTCACTTCGCTTCCTTCAGTACAGGCGGGAACAAATTCGTTCCCTTCCCGGGGAACATGGGTATAATGAACCTATGTGGGCTCAGAAGATAAGTGATGACGAAAGTCTTTACTTTCCTTGTGAGCCCCCTAAGGATCGTCTACCCATGGTATCTGCCCATGCTATCCCAGAACCTCTTAAAGTGAGGATGATCACCAAGAATGAATCTCAAACTTGGTGCCTCAAACCACTTCAACGGGCAATGTGGAGGGCATTGGGAGATATCCCCACCTTCAGTCTCACCCACGGTAAACCCCTTAATGAGGCTATTGGAACCGTCCTTAGAGGATCTGAGCGACATCCAGGTGGATTCTTGGTGTCTGGGGATTACTCCTCAGCCACTGATAAGATCCACATGGATGTCTCCCAGGCCCTCATGGACGGGATACTAGAGTCGATCACCCACGAACCCACAAAATTGTGGGCAAAGTGGGAGATAGGTTCTCATATCGTCCAATATCCGAAGGAGACCGGTCTCGATGATGTGACCCAGTCAAACGGGCAATTGATGGGGAGTTTATTAAGCTTCCCCCTCCTTTGCCTCGCCAACTGGGCCACCGTCAAAGACCTCTCTCCTGACTGCCTCATTAACGGTGACGACATTTTGTTTTGGTCGAAGGATATGGAGGATTTCCAAGCCTGGAAGTCCAACGCTACCTCTCTCGGCCTCGAGTTCTCGATTGGAAAGAATTATATTTCCCCATCTTGGGGTTCTATAAACTCTCAGTTGATAGCTACGAGACAGGGAGTGGTTCCTTTCTCCAAAACAAAATCTCTAATTACCGGACCCGGTGGTCATCTGACGGAGGAAATTTCCAGGAATTTCCGGGGACTCTTTGTTCTGATGAACAAGGAGTGGCTGGCAACGGACTGTCGATCTATTGACGTCCCTACCAGTCACGGGGGATTGGGCTGCGTTTGGAACAAGAAATATTCATTTCGAGTTCAAGATTATCAGTCTTACTTCTTCTTTCTCCATGAAGGGAGATCTCTTACATTCACTTCCCAAGGGAAGAAATGGAAGAGGCTCTCTTTTCGAGATGAGGGAGTTCGTGCTGATTTTCTTCAACGCAACTCAATCCCTGTACGGCTTGCTGATCGGTGGAACGAGCACCGGGAAGTGACATCAATTGATGATACTCCCTCGGAAACTATTTCCACCTCTCAGCAAATTCGTACATGGTCCCGGAGAAACCTTCTCAAGTTTCCTCTGACAGCTGTACCGCCACTGCACAAATTCCCTCCTTTGGGACTGTCTGTTTCACAGACAGTCCCCAACGAGGGAATTTGGGCTGACCTGTGTCCTCTGCGATTAGATTTTCTACCACAGACAGACACATAC